GAAGAAGTAATGGATAAAGGCAATTCCTTTAATCAAGTTTTAATTGTTAGATCAGCAGTACAAACAAGAGATGTTGGGTTTTTGAAGGGGTCATTAGAAGAAAAAACGTCTGTGTATGAATTGCCATATGAGCAAATTGCAGATCATTTGTTTGGGAAAAAGGGGGCTTATGGGCGACTTAAAGAGCAAGGATATGTTGAATTTATTACAACAACTGCAATAAGAGGGATTTCAATAGACAATTCTATAGTTGTTGTGGACGAATGTCAAAATATGACTTGGGGGGAGTTATCTACAGTAATAACTCGAATCGGACATAACTCAAAAGTAATTTTTATTGGGGATACTAAACAAAATGATTTAACTAAAAAATCAAACGAAGTGTCAGGAATGTCAGACTTTTTATCTGTAGCAAATAGTATGGATGAATTTTGTAGAATTCATTTTACTCCTGAAGATATCGTAAGGTCAAGTTTAGTTAAATCGTGGATTATTGCGTGTGAAAAATTAGGATTCTAAATGTTTAACCATTGCCCTCCAATCTCATTAACAGAATATAAAAGAGTCCAAATAAATGGAAAACGACACTATCAAGTCCCAAATGGAAATTATCCATCTATAACTTCTGTTTTAAGTTTTCAAGATAATTCTTGGTTAGATGATTGGAGGGCAAAGGTTGGAGCAGAAGAAGCTGATAAAATTTCTGCTAGATCAAAAGGCAGAGGTACTAATTTACACAAAATGTGCGAGGATTATCTCAACAATGATCCACAGTCATGTAAAATGCCTGATGCTAAAGAAATGTTTATCTCATTAAAGCCAATTTTAAATAAGATAAATAATATACACTTTCAAGAAGCATGTTTGTATAGTGATAAATTGAAAGTAGCAGGAACTGTTGATTGTATTGCAGAATATGATGGTGTTTTAAGTATAATTGATTTTAAAAATAGTCGATATCCAAAGACTTTAGATAAAATTAATGACTATTTACTACAAGAAACATTTTATTCGTTGGCATATTACGAATTATCGGGATTGTACGCTCCTCAGATCGTCACCATAATCGCTGTTGAGAATAACGTACCACAAGTATTCATAGAACAAATTCGCCCTTATATGAAGCCTCTCGTAAGTCTGGTGAAGGAGTTCCATTCAACATTTTATAAAACTGCTTGACTTTTTTACTTTTTTATAATATACTATTATTTTTAGAGTATAAATACTAATTACAATATGGTATTGTGATCAATTTAAATTAATTAGATAGCTTTTCAAGGCAAGAAAAAGTCCTAATTTTAACGTAAGAAATATTGATGTTGATATTTCCCAAGGAGAAAGAAAGATGTATTCCCAGAAGAAAAAAGCGAATAAAGTTATTATTCCTTTAGTGATGATGTTGTTAATGTCTACAACTAGTCACGCAAAAGCCCATAATCAAACAGAAGAAGAAAAAGTCTGTTTAGCAAAAGTAATTTACCATGAAGCTCGTGGCGAGCCAGAAGTTGGTAAAAGGAGTGTTGCTAAGATTGTGATAAACCGAAAACAACATAAAAGGTTTCCAAAAACAATATGCCAAGTTGTAAATCAAATTGCATTTGTTGGAAAGAAAAAAGTATGTCAATTTTCTTGGGTATGTAATAGACCAAAACTTGATGCTTCTAGCGATTCATGGGAAGATTCTCTTGCATTATCTAATGCAATTCTCAACAATCAAGTAAAATTGCCAAACTTTGGTCCAGATGTATTGTTTTTCAGAAGTACGTCTTCAAGACAATCTTTCGGAAAAGGATACAAATTTGTATCAAGAGTTGGAAACGCTAAATTTTATGAGAAAAAAATAATTTGACAATTTTTACTTTTTAAGTTATAATATTATTTCTATTTACTAATCGTGGTTGTTATGGATAATTTTGAGAAAATACAAGAATTTTCCTCTATCATTTTTGATAGAGTAAATAAAGGAAAATTAGAATATATTGATGCGATTGTAAGTTATTGTGAAGAACAAGAACTAGATGTTGATTCAATAATTTGTTTAATTTCTCCTTCATTAAGACAAAAAATGGAGGAGGAAGCTTTAGAATTAAAATTGATAAAAAGTTCAACACATCAGTTGACCTTTTAAATATATTGAGGTAAAATGATTAATATTATGAACGGTTATTCTGCTTGTTGTCTTTATCGTGCATTAAAATTGCACTTTAATACAGAATACAATTTTGTAAAATACAAAGGGAAAATAAAATATACCTCTGTTCAATACGAAAAAAATAAACATAAATTTGTGTATGATAAATTAGCAAAAAAGTTTTCAGATGAAGATTTGAAACAATTTTATATTGCAAATTTTATTCACAATGAACATGTTTGGATTCAAGATTTATTAAATCAAGAAGCTCATGAAGTGTTTGTTAACTTTTCAAAAAGAAAGCAATCATTATCTTATATCTTTAAAAATGATCTACTAAATATTTTTAGTGAAGATCATAAAACCCTATTTAAAGGTACACAAAAAGAATTCCCTGTTTTACTTACTAAACTTTTAAGAAATGAAGTTAGTATTGAAACAGTAATAATTATGAATAAATTTTTAAAGTTTGTTCATAAGTGGGATGAAAGTATCAAGGATGATATTTGTTGGCCTCATATTAGAAATTGTTTAATTAAATATGAGCCATTTTTAGAATATGATAAAGATAAATTCAAAAATGCTTTAATCCAAAGTATTGAAGAATTTAAATAATTGTCGTTAAGTTGTGTTAAGTTGTTAATAATATTGTTAAAAGGAAAATGAAATGGTAGATTTCTCAGCGTTAAAAAAATCAAAAGGTTCTAATCTTGCAAAATTATCAAAAGCTGTTGAGGCTTTAGGTTCAAATGATAGAAAAGACGATTCAAACGAATATTGGAAATGCGAATTAGACAAAAGTGCTAATGGTTATGCAGTTATTCGATTTTTACCAACACCCCCTCAAGATGTAGATTCAGATGGTCTTCCTTGGGCAAAATATTGGGATCACGGTTTCCAAGGTCCAGGTGGTTGGTATATTGAAAAATCTTTAACAACTATCAGTCAACCTGATCCATTATCTGAATTAAATTCTCGTTTATGGGAATCTGGTGATGAAGCAGATAAAGAACAAGCTAGAAAACAAAAACGTAGATTACACTATGTGTCAAATATCTACATTGTGAAAGATCAAAAAAACCCTCAAAATGAAGGTCAAGTTTTTAAATTTGTTTTTGGTAAAAAAATATTCGAAAAATTGACTGGAGCTATGAATCCACAATTTGAAGATGATAAACCAATTGATCCATTTGATCTATGGGAAGGTGCAAACTTTAAATTAAAAATTCGTAAAGTTGATGGGTATCAAAATTATGATTTAAGCGATTTTGATAATCCAGCTCCATTATTTGAGGATGATGAAAAATTGGAAAAAATTTGGAAATCTGAATATTCTTTGTTAGAAATTGTAGATCCAAAAAATTTCAAATCTTATGCTGATTTAGATTCAAGACTTAAACGTGTTTTGGGTCAATCTAATCAAGCAAAATTTAAGACAGCTGAAGAATATACTTCTAAAACTGTTGAAGATGTTGAAGATGAAGAATTTATCCAAAAGAAAGTTGTTGAGAAGAAAACAACAACTTCATTTACTGCTAAGGTGGAAGATGAGGAAGACGAAGATTTAAGTTATTTTAACAGTTTGTTAGAAGATTAGATCTTAAAGATGAAGGGGCTGATAAAGCCCCTTTTTTTCACACTCTAATATTTGAATATAACATACTCAACAACATTGGTTCATCGTTTCTAACGCTTAACATTGGTGCTGTTTGAGGTTTTTGTTGTACTTGTTGTGTTGGTTGTGTTGGTTGTTGTATCACAATAGGTTGTTGTGGCTTTCTTGCTTGTTCTGCTATTTGTTTTAAATTTTCTTGAACAGAGTCAGGCGCTTTTTGTATTGGTGTTTGTGCATTTTGGACATCAGCAAGGATATTTCCAGTTGTATTTTTTTCTGGTTTTTCTAAAGAAGCTGTATTCTTTTGTGCAGTTTCAAGGTTTTTGTTTATTGGTCCAACATCTATAGATCCGTCATTTTTTGCTGTTTCAAGATGGTTTAGTTGCATTGAATCCATTGTAGCATTTATATTTGCTAATTTTTGACCGTAATTTGGATCAGTAGCATAACCCGTTTTTGCTTGTGCTGCTATAGCTTCATCAACATTTTTAGCAGCCAAAACATCCTTATATCTTTTATTATTTTGCAGAAAATCTATATAATCTCCTGCAGAATCTTCAGGATTATCATATTTTCTAAAATTTTGGTCTTTTGTGACCATTTTCCCATTTTCAAATTCTTGTGTTGATGCAGTTACACTATCTCCACCTGCTTTAGCTTTAATCCCAAACGCATTATTTCCAACCATATGTTTTCCATAACCTGTTTCTAATGACGTTTGTGTTGCTCCCAATTTAGCAATAGCTTCAGGGTTTTCTACACCTTTATCTTTTGCTGCTTTATATAAAGAATCATACATCTTATCATAATACTCTTTTTGTTCTTCCTTTAGAGGTTTTCCCGCCTTCCCTTCTATTTTTTCATGGTATCCAGGAGGTCTTTGATCTCCAGGTTCGAAAATGTGTTTCACAGATTCTTTTACTTTTGACCATTTTTGACTTATACTTTCCCCAAGTTCCTCGAAAAACCCCTTTTTATCTTCTGCATTACTAAATAATCCAGTTCCATCAGGAAGAATTAATTCTTCAATGTTTAATTGCTTGATAGAAACAACACCAAAATTTAAACCTTTTTCTTTTTCTATCGGAATATTAATTTCAGGATTAGATTCTACCGTATTAAATTCATTTGTTGGTGGTTCTTCTATAATTCTTGTTTGTAAATCTGGAGCAATATTTTGTGGTATTTTCTCTTGCAATGAATTGTCAACAGGCATTTCATCTGGATTAAATTTTCCAACATTTTTTGCTAAATCATATGCAGCTTGTATTTCAGATGATAACTTATTTCCCATTTGTATGGAAACTTCAGAAACAGCCATTTGTTTTTTTGATAATGGTCTATTTGGAATGACAGGTTCTCCTGCAACAAGAATTGAATTGGTTGCAGTTTTTGTTGATGAAACATCTAAATTACTTGTTTTACCTGTAACTCCATTTTGATCGGTTGCTTCGGTTGCAATTTCTTTTCCAGAATCATCAATCTTTGGTGGGATTATTTTAGTTTTTGTTTGTTGTTGCATTGCAGGGATTCTTGTTGCAGCAATAGGTTCTTTCATTATTTGTTTAAGTGTTCCTAAATGTCCACCTTCAAATTTTCCAGAATCTATCAACATTGCAATTTGTTCTTTTGGTAATGTTTTCAAATAAGAAACATTTTCAATAGTTGGGTTTATAAACTTCCAAGAAATTACTTTTTTTGCTAAAAGAGTTTTAAATAATTCTCTGGTCTTTGGATCTGGCATATCCAATATCATTTCGCCGATTTCTTTTGCGGCTAATACTGTAGCAACAGTTGCACCAACTGGTCCTGCTACTAATGGTCTTGCTAATCTAAACGCAGTTGTTGCACCCCTTTTAATTCCTTTCCATGCAGTACTAGCAATTCCCCCTGCTGCTGCTCCTTCTAATGCACCTTCTGCCACACCTGCTAATGTTGAACCTAATCCACTACCTTCTTTATTTTCTTTTTTATTTTCATCACTAGAATTTTGTTGAGATGCAGTTTGTTGCAAATTTCCAGTTTCATTCATTCTCGCTACAACATTAGCATTAGATAAACTTGATTGTGTTTGATTTAAAATTGAATTCCTAGCTAATAATGCTGTATATGCTGAAATTTTTTCAACAGTAATATTAAGTTTAATTAAATCGCCATGAATTTTATTCAATGCTTGTAGAGCAGTTTTACTGTTTCCTTCTGTCAATATAGAATTTGTTCCTGCACCAGCAAGGCTACTAATATCAACAGGTTGCCCATTACCCTTATTATTTTGAGAACCTGTTGTCTGATTTATTGGAATTGTATTAATATTAGACTTTTTAGGAGTTAATTCCTTATCTTTTCCTTGTTTAAGAGCATTATATGCTCCATATAAAGAACTGCTTGCAGTTAAAGTTCTTGTTGACTTTATTGCTGACCCAATACTCGAAAAAATTGACATAAAGTTTCCTTAACTTTTATATTACCTATTACCTTGTTTTTGTAAATCTGCTTGTTCTTTTAAATAATTTACTAATAAACTCACATATATTTCCCGTTCCCAAGGAATCATTTCATCAAGCTCTCGCAAACTATAATTATGGTGTTGCATTAAACCAAAATTTGTTTTATAATAGTACGCAAGATCTTCACTACCAAGAATTAATCGAAAAAATCGAATATATCTTCTACATCAATGTGGTGTTCTGTTCCACATTTTTTACACTTTAAATTTATTTGTTTATGAATTTTTGGTTCATTTGCAAAAAAATTCCCTATTTTAGAGTACTGTTCCATAGTTAAATTTCCCAACCACTCAACAAGTTCTGCTTTTGGGATATCTTGAGCACTATGAGAAGATGTTTCATCATAAATAAATTCAATGTTTTTTGCTACTAAATTAAATTCTTCTTCAGCAGTTAAAAATTCACTTTTTTTGATTATGTTCGGTTCAAATCTTTGAAAATTTAATTTAACACCAATTTTATCTGTTATTTGTATTGTTTGTGGCAATGCTTCGGTTATTTCCAAATCTGTTAATAAATTTAATCTGTGTAGCATTATCCCACCACAAATTTCCTCATCTACAACATTTTCGCATTTATATTTTAAATCGACACTTTCTGATTGAGATCTTGCTCTAAGTTGATAAAATAAAAATTCAATATCAGTTACAGGCAATTTTCTAGCATTTATTGGTGACAATACACAATTATCAACAATTTGTGCGATTGCTTCGATTAATGCTTCTGGCTCATTTGATTCAACAGCCATCAATAAGATTTTTTGTTCTTTCACAACATAAGGTCTAAATTTAACATCCTGTTTCGATACAGGAAGCTTTACAGTATATGTTGGAGAATCAATTTTTGGTAATAGTGACATAATATTATCCTTGGTTCAATGATTTAAAGTTTGGGTTTAAAATATTTGATTGTTGTGTTGGTGTTCCGAAATTTGGTGTTAAGTATGAATTAAGTGTTGTATTAAACGAATTAATTCCTGTATTAATTACTTGAGTTCCTGATTGTGGAACAATATTAAAATTATTAATAGTTTCAGTAAAGTTTTTTGAATTTTCGTAAAAATTATATTGATATTCTGTATATGCAAATGTAACATTAAACGATATTGCTTGATTTTCAGCAGACCACGCTAATGGAATTTGACTTATTGCTATTGGGAATGCGTCGGTTAGTGTGCACGAAAGAAGTTTTTCTCCAGCAGATGTATAGTGTGTGATTGTTGGTTGACACACTATCTCATCTTTATATTTCACATTATATGTTGTATCGATACCATTTCCAATAACCTCTCCTCTGCCAGTAAAAAGTGCTATCCATGTAAGGAATGTTTGCCTTACTTCTTCAATACCAAGACCTGGAGTGTAAAATGATAATGTAATATCGTTATATGCTGACATTATTGGATACTTTTCAACTACTCCATATATTTTTTGAGAAACTGTTGCAATAGATTCTCCTGGAAGTTCTGCTGAATGACAAAGATATGATAGTGTTTTTGTGTTTACATTTGAAAAGATTTTTGCTGCAAGACCTGATGGCGCAGGTATAGTAACATCAAAATATGCACTTCTTCCTATATCATATTTTAATAATTGATCTAATGCCCCTAAATAATTAGTAGCCATTGTTTATCCTCATTGTAATGAATCCATTGATTCTTTCCATACTTGTTGTTTTGATTTTTTCTTAAAATTTTCAAATGGTAATGCAGCTGCATATCCCCAATCATAAGGAGGTATTAATTTAATTCCACCCCTTATTTGTTTATATAAATATTGTTTAAAGCAAGGTTTAAACATTTGCATTGTTGTTATATTCTTCAAAATATCATAAGAAATTCTTAGTCTCTCTAATTCGCCATCTTTATATACCGATTTATCCAATAAATTGCTCAATAATATCATCCTAATATTTATTGGTAAATAATGTAAATTTATCCCTTGAAAACCACCTTTTATAGTTCCCATCATTAATATTAATGGAAAAGTATCATAATATGGCAAAGAAGTTTTTAATTTTGGATCATAATGAAAAAGATACATTTTACCAACTTCAAATCGTTGAGTATTTTCTTCATTAAGAATTTCTTCTTCTTTTTGTTTTAATTCTTCAATTTCTACAGCTTTAGGATTTATTAATGTCTTTATTTTCCCTTTAAACCATTTAATTGATTCAAATGCCGAACTTAATGTTATCTTTATATTAAAATCGTCTTGACTCTTTAACATTAGAAATTTACATCCTTTTCTGTTAGTGTCATAAATTGCCAATTTCTATCAAGACAATAAGATTTCGCAGCTTTCCATTTTGCCTGATTTACTGCATAAGTACAAACTTCAGTTATATACCGTTTTGTTATTCTCGTTTTTATTTGCGGTTCAATTGTTTGTGCATATGGTTTTATTTCTATTAAATATGCTTTAATTCTTCCATCAGAACCTTTTATTCTTGCAAATACATCAGGAAAATATCTGTGATACTTATTATCAACAGGAGATTTATATGGAATAACACATTCTTCTGAATGCCACTCAACAACATTAGGGTTATTATCCATCCAATTAAATATTTTTATTTCCCAACTTGATCTTGCAGTTATATTTTCCCAATCTCCAAGGTATTTTTCTTTATTCTTTGGAACCCACTTTTTAGGTTTAGGATATTTGCTCATATTAAAGTTTGATATAAATAGTTTATAATATTTATATAAAAATTAATACGGGATAAATTTAATGGAAACGCTTCCAACATCGCCATTAGCAAAATTATATACAAATCCAAATATGATGACTACATTGGCATATCCTTCCGATCTTGGTACAAGTAGAAAGGGGCATTGGATAAATTTTAATATTTCTGTTCCTACAAAATCAACATATGCAACAACATACACACCTCAAGGATCAGCTGGAATATTAAATGCAATATCAGCTTCTTCTATGACAAGTATAGTAAATGCAATTTCGCACCCAATAGATACAATATCTTCATTATTTTCTACATTAGGAGCAACTAATTCTTCTGGTTCTGCATATAATGCCCCTATTCCCGAATTATGGACATATACAGTTACTCCTGGGTCTACAAAACTTTCAACAGTAATTAGTTTATATGCTCCAGACACTCTTTCTACTGTCCAACACTCTCATTATAGTGTAGAAAGTTTAGGAGAAGCTACAGGAGTTGTTGGACAACTTGCAGCAGGAACAATTGGAATTGAAGAAGCAATAAAATCTGGTGGTGGGGATACTGCAATAAAAAATATGGCGGTTGAGGCTGCTCTTGCTACTGCAACTGGGAGTCAAGTTGTTGTTAATGCTGGACTTAAAGCTGGAGGTTCTGCCATAAACCCACAAATGGAAGTGTTTTTTAAAGATATCGATTTTAGAACCTTCCAATTTGATTTTTTGTTTACACCTCGTTCTGCTTCTGAAGCAGAAACAGTAAGGGCTATAATACAAGCATTCAAATTTCATGCTGCTCCTGAATTAGATAAAAATAATAGTGCTGGCGGAAGATATTATATTGTTCCGTCTGTTTTTGAAATTCAAATGTATAAAGATGGCCAAAAAAATGAGAATGTCGGAAAATATGGTGTCTGTGCTTGTGAAACAGTAAATGTTGATTACGCTCCTCAGGGGTGGGTTACTCATGAAGATGGTATGCCAGTACAAACGCGTCTAACTCTCCAATTCAAAGAGATGGAAATAATGACAAAAGAACGTATTGCACAAGGATATTAATAATGGCTGATTTCTTTTCAAAATATCCAAAATTAATTTATAATAATAAAATTGCTACAGATCTTATTGCAAGAGTCGCATTAAGAGAAAAATATTCAAATAAAGTGCAGTTATATTATGAATATGACTTACAAGAAGGAGATACTCCAGAGATTGTAGCATCAAAATATTATGGCGATCCAGAAAAAAACTGGATAATATTATTTATGAATGAAATTATAGATCCTGTTTTTGATTTTCCTTTATCACAATCGAATTTTATTGCATATCTTGATAGCAAATATATGCTCGAAGGTTCTGCAATAAACCGTACTGGTTCTCAATATGCAACATTAACTATAAATCCTGATCCACTAGGGTATGTTGTTGATGTCATAACAACAGATCAATCTTCTGGAACAATTTCTACAAATACAATATATATTGATCAAAAAGCATATAATGGACAATATTCGAATCCGACATTTAATTTTACAAATAGTCCTTTTTCAAATATTCAATATATTAAACGAACAGTAACAATTTATGATTATGAGAATCAAATAAATGAATCAAAAAGGACAATAAAATTGCTACAAACACAATATGTCAGCAAATTCGAAGAAGAATTATCTTCTTTAATGAAACTTCAATATGTGTAAAATAATATGAGTGACGGTATATTAACCTCCCAAGACATAGGAATAAAATCTTGTTTGATTTCCGGATCATCAGGACAACAAATTGACTTTAAAAATATAATTATAGAATTTAATTATTATGAAGATATATTTGCTAATGGAGTTAGTGGTTCTCTGGTGGTAAATGATTCTATGGGCTACATAAATATTTTACAGTTACAGGGGTCAGAAGTTTTATCTCTTGTTATAGACAAACCAGGATTAAATCTGCCAATTTCTGGTAATTATAGAATTTATACAATATCAAACAGAAAACAAACAAATTCAACAAATCAAAATTATATAATCAAATTTTGTTCTGAAGAATTATTTTTAAATGAACAATATAGAATTTCTAAGTCTTACACCAAAGTTAAAGTTTCTGATATTGTTATTGATATTGCATATAACCAATTAAAAATTCCTGAACCATTATTGATTATTGATGAAACAACTGGATTAAGAGATATTGTAGTTCCCAACTTTAAACCAATTCAAGCAATAAACTGGCTGTCAACATTTGCATTAGCTGGTGGATCAAAAAATATTGGCGCTCCATTTTTCTTTTATGAAGATAGAGATGGTTGGAAATTTAAATCAATTTTAACGTTATTTAAACAACCAGTTTATAAAACATATGAATATAGCGTAAAAGGTTTAAAATCTGACAGTAATGATTTGGTAACCGATTTAAATGCTGAAATTGTTAATGTTATACAATATGAACATGTCAAAAATTTTGATTCTGTTTCTGCTGCCAGATCAGGTGTTTTTGCAAATAAGTTGCACACTGTTGATCCGTTAAGATTAAAACTTGGAGAAACAGATTTTAATTATGCTCAATATTTAAGTAATAATCCAGCAACATTAAATCAATACAATATTCCTGATACAGCAAAAAATAGAAAAGGTGATACAATGTCTGATGCTTCTGCTGTAGTAAAATATTGTATGACAACATCAGGCCAAAATCAAAATTCTTATATAAAAAGCAAAAATATTACAGTAAATGAAAATTTAGTTGAACAAACAGTACCATTAAGAACAGCACAAATTGCGTTATTTTGTATTAATAGAATGAAATTATTAATTCCAGGTGATGTGTATATGACAATTGGAAGAGTTATCGAATTTAATTTACCTCAAGTATCTTATAATAAAGCATCAAGACAAAAAGGAAAGGACGAATTTTATTCTGGAAAATATTTAGTCACAGCAGTAAGACATTTATTTAATCAAGCAGGAACATATGTTACATGTATTGAAATATGTAAAGATTCTTCCCCAACCCAATATGGTTCTTTTGATAATTCAAATCCTGAATGGAATTCTTTACGATGAACAATACATTAGATTTTAATAATACAAGAAGAGGAAATTTTCTTGGTCATGATGGGTTTATTTGGTGGATTGGTGTTGTTGAAAATAGAAATGACCCATTAAACCTTGGGCGATGTCAAGTTAGAATTAAAGGTCTTCATTCTGCAAATTTAACAGAAATAACTACAGAATCATTACCTTGGGCACAGCCACTTTTTCCTATTAATCAATCATTTTCTACTCCTGCCACATTAACTGAGGGGGATATGGTTGTCGGGTTTTTCCTTGATGGTGATTCTGCACAATTTCCAGTAATTTTTGGAATGTTTCATGGAATACCAGAAGATCAAACAAATCTAAATTTAGGATTTAATGATCCAAGAACTGCTGACCAATTAAAGGCAGCGCCAAGAAAACCAAAATCAATTAATTATAATACTTCTGGTAGTGGTGCATCAATAAATGATAATTCTGCTGGCAACAATTATCCTGATATACTGAATGAACCAACTACTGATAGACTAACAAGAAACGAAAGTATAGATTCTACAATCGTAAAATCAAAAAGGGATTCAGTAGTAAATGTTACAGATGCGAAAGGCGGTTCATGGAAAGAACCTGCTACTCCATATAATGCAACATATCCATATAATCATGTTTTAGCAACTGAGTCCGGTCATTATCTTGAATTTGATGATTCCCCTGGAGCCGAACGTGTTCATTTATACCACAGATCAGGAACTTTTTCAGAAATACATCCAGATGGCACAAAAGTTGAAAAAATTACTAAAAATAAATATACGATAGTGATGGGTGACGATGACATCTATGTTATGGGGGATTGTTCTGTTACAGTCCAAGGCAATGCAAAAGTTTATGTTCAAAAAAATTGCGATTTAAAAGTAGATGGAACTATGAATCAAACTATTGGAAAAGATTTAAACCTTACTGTTGGTGGAAATATTACAACAATTGCGAGTGGAAATATTACTCAAACAAGTATTGGTGATACACAAATTATTGGTGCTAGTGTTGATATTTTATACATATAACTCGGGGAAATAAATGTCAATTCTTACAACCACAAATGGCTTAACAAATGGTGTCGTTGATCAAAGTGGATATTCAGACCTTGATTTATCGTTTAATCCTCATCCAGTAACTGGGGATTTAATGATAACAACAGGAAATATTGCTGTTTCTAGAGCATTAAAAAATTTAATTTTAACTAATCATTACGAAAAACCATTTAATCCAGATTATGGTTCAAATGTCCTAAAATTATTATTTGAACCAATGACACCATTTACTGCTTCAACTTTAGAATCAGAAATAAAATATACTATCAAAAATTTTGAACCTAGAATATCAATAAATTTCGTGAATGTTGTTGCAGATTATGAAAATGATGCTTACGCTGTTTCTATATCATATTACATAAATAATTTAGTTCAACCGTTTTCAGCAGATTTTTTACTAGCACGTTTGCGATAATAAATACTATAAAAGAATTATAGGGGTAGATAAATGGCAACCGCCAATTCAAACATTAATATTACTAATTTAGATTTTGATTCTATAAAATCAACTCTACAAACCTATCTTGGTAATCAATCGCAATTTACAGATTATAATTTTAATGGGTCTGTCATTTCTTCAGTTTTAGATTTATTATCTTATAACACATATTATAATTCGTTTTATTTAAATATGGTAGCTAATGAGATGTTTCTTGATACTGCGCTAAAACGCAGTTCAGTAATTTCTCATGCAAAATTACTAAATTATACACCAAGATCATCTATTTGTCCAAGTGCTATTGTAAATATAACAGTAACTGGTGGGTATAATTCTAATTTTTCTATTCCAAAATATACAGTGTTTCAATCAGAAGCAATAAATGGTACAAATTATCAATTTGTCACATTAGATTCTTTTTCTGTACCAGCTGTTTCGAATATTGCAACATTTAATTCGCTTAAATTATATCAAGGCCAACCAGTTTCATATACATTTAATGTTGATCCTGTTGGAAATCCTTCTTTTATATTTAAATTGCCGGATGGAACTATAGATTTATCTACACTTAATATTGTAGTATATCCAAATTCTCAATCCACAGCATTTTCTGTTTACAATCTAGCAACAGATTATATGTCTCTTGATGAAACTTCTAATGTATATTGGGTCCAAGAATCATTAGATGGATATTATGAAATTTATTTTGGAGATGGAATTCTTGGAAATAAATTATCAGCTTCAAATATTGTCGTTGTTGAATATTTAACTACAAGCACAATAAACGCAAATGGAGCAAAATCGTTTACTTTAATGGATAAACTCCAATATTATTCTTCTTTTTCTATCACAACAATTCAACCAGCTACAGGCGGTCAAGCAAAAGAATCAATTGATTCAATAAAATTTCAAGCTCCAAAATCCTTTTCTGCACAAAATAGAGCGGTATCAAAAGAAGATTATATTACAGCAATACAACAAAATAAATTTGGATATTCGTTTGATTCAGTAAATGTTTGGGGTGGAGAAGAAAATGACCCTCCAATTTATGGGCAAATTTTTGTTTGTATAAAACCAACAGGCGGATATTTATTAACAGATACACAAAAACAAAGACTCATAAGTGATGTTATAACACCTATTTCTGTTATGACAGTAAGACCTATAATAATAGATCCAGATTATACTTATGTTAAAATTTCTGTAAATGTTGTTTATGATCAAAAATTAACAGTCTTGACTCCTGCCCAGTTACAGACTGCAATTTCTGGATTAATACAAAATTTTGGGAATTCCACATTAAATACATTTAATTCTTCATTTTTATCTAGCGAATTAAATTCTATAATTTTAAATGCTGATAGTTCTATTCTTACCAATGAGATTAGCATCCAACTCCAAAAGAAATTTTTTCCAAATACTTCAACACCAACAACATATAATTTATATTTTGGGGCTCCTCTATCAAAAGGTATTTTATTGACTGGTGTAAATAGTTCACCATCATTTAAAGTTATAGATACATCAAATTTATCAACATCTATTGATGGTGTTTTTATTGAAGAATCTCCTACTCTTACTGTTGGTATATCTTCTATCCAAATAGTTAATCCTGGGTTTGGTTATCAACAAACACCAACAATACAAATTTTAGGTGATGGAACAGGCGCAACTGCTGTTGCTAATATGACAGTAAATGGAGCTATTAAAAATATTGTTGTTACAAATGCAGGTTCTGGTTATACTAGTGCAATAATAAAAATTGTTCCGGCAGCTAATGATACAACAGGACAAATGGGCTCTGCAACTGTTGTTTTACAAGGACAATATGGATCTTTGCGAACATCATATTATAATGATAATCAAATAAAAACAATTTTAAATGATAATGCAGGAACAATAGATTATTTAAATGGTATAATAACATTAAATTCTTTTAATCCAGTTGAAATTGATAATCCTTTAGGACAGTTTACATTAACAGCTTCTCCAACATCAACTATATTTTCTTCAACATATAATAGAATTATAACGCTGGATCCATTTGATCCAAATTCCATTACCGTAAATGTAATTGCGAAATCATAATGAATACAAGTCAAAATATATCGACATTATTACAATCTCAATTGCCTGAATATATTAGGGGCGATCCATCATATTCAAATTTTGTTTCTTTTCTCCAAGCCTACTATGAATGGATGGAACAAGATTCAGATACAAATAACACAAATGTTTTATATAATTCTAAAAATATTTTAAATTATAATGATATTGATAATACTACAGAAAAGTTTTTAGAATATTATGTTAATGATTTTTTACAATTTTTCCCAAAAGATTCTCTTGTATCGCCACAATTAGCAATTAAAGCAGCTAAAGAATTATATAGATCGAAAGGTACTCCAGCGTCTTATAAATTTTTATTTAAAATTTTATATAATTCTGATTTTGATTTATTTTTTACTAAAGATGCAATATTAGAAGCTTCTAGTGGGGTTTGGTATATACCTAAAAGTTTAAAATTATATACTACAGATACAGCATATTTAAATATACAAAACACAAGAATATTTGGAGAAACTTCTAAATCAATTGCAACTGTTGAAAATTCTGTTCTTGCTGGAAATAAAACTGAAGTTTTTATTTCCAATATTGAACGTTTATTTAATTCTGGAGAAATGGTACGAATCGTTGATTCTAATAATCAAGATATATACTTTTTAAATTCCCAAATAGTCCAAAAAGATCAAAACGGAAATTACCCAGTTGGAGCTTATAATCTACGAACAAAACTTGTAGGGCAAGTAAGTCAAATAAATATTGATCCACAAAATAGAGGTTTATATTATAATCCAGGCGATCCAGTTGTGGTATATGGAGGTTTAAATCAATCTATTTCTAATCCAATTGGAGCAACAGCCCATGTTGGAACAACTACATCTGGTTCTGTAAAACAAATAATTCCCACAACTGGCGGATTTGGATACACATCAAACACGTTAATTTCGATCTCTAATGCTCCTGGAGCTATTGCAATAGTTGGATCATTAACTGCTCAACTACCTCCTGTTCCTGTAATATCAAATCCTGGAAGTGGGTATAATGTCGGCGATATTGTTATAAAGGGAAATACTCAGTCTCATTTTGCATTTGCTGACGTTTCGCAAGTTGATGAAAATGGTTCTGTAACAAGTATTATATACAGAAATGGTTTAAATGCAAATGTTATATTGGGGATAACTGCAAATGTTTTATCTTCGAATATTTTTGCGACAAATGCTGCAATCACAATATCTACTGTTCCTGGAAACGGTGCTGCAAATGCAACATATATTGTTGCTGATACTATTGATTTAAAACTTCAAGAACCTCATCTTGGGCATTCTAGTGGAATTCAACTTGGAAGTAGCGCAAGTCCAATTCCATATTATTTTTCAAAATTGCCTTCTGCTAATATAAATTCTAAATTATCTGACGCATTTACTTTTGAATCTTTTTCAACATTTGCAATTTCTTCAATTTTTGTTGAAAATGGTGGTGGTGGAATTGCATCATTACCATCAATAGCTGCTGAATCCATCTATCCAACAGATGTTTATGATCCCTCTGATCCAACAAATGCACTAGGGAATAATATTACTGGGAATCTGGCAAACTTAGGAATATTATCTCCAATCCAAATTGTTAATCCAGGGACTGGTTATCAAATTAATGATAGAATTATTTTTTCTGGAGGCTCTGGATATGGCGCGAATGCAATAGTATCTCAGGTATCTCCATCTGGCGGGATTACACAAATAGACTTTAAATATCCAAACGCTGGAAACATAGAATATCCTCTTGGTGGGATGGGATATAAACAATCTTCATTACCTGTTGTTGTTGTAAATTCCAGCAATGTCTTAGCGAGTAATGCTGCATTATTAGTTCCTGGAATTCTTGGTTCTGGTGCTACATTTTCTGTATCTACAGATAGGATTGGTTCTGTTACAACAATAGATTTAGTAACATATGGCGAAGATTATATATCACAACCAAACGTTTCTTTATATATTCAAGATGTTGTTGTATCAAACACTTCAACTTCAGATATAATACAATCTGGTGACATTGTCTATCAAGGAATTTCTGCAAATAACCCAAGTTATGTAGCTACTGTTGATTCTGTTTCAGAATTAACATATAATGCAATACAAGAATCATCCTTATATAATTTAAGAGTATTTAATTATAGTTCTAAAATAAATCCAGCATTACCATTAGTTGTGCAAAATAAACCAATAAATTTAAAATTGGCTAATACTGCATTCCCATTAAATACATTTTACCCTGGAAGCCCAGAATATGATGTTAATGGAATAAAGACGTATGGAGATGGAAATGCAAAAGCTACTTCAAAATTTTTAAATGGGTTGGCGATTGGGGCTGGACAATATTTGACTTCACAAGGTCAATTAAGCAGTTTTAGTGTATTACAAAACGAAAATTATAATAATTTTACCTATCAAATTACTGTAGAGGCTGAAATATCAAAATATAGGGAAATGTTATTAAAATTGTTGCATCCATCTGGAATGAAGATTATAGGCAGATATTCAATAAAATCTGATGTAATGAATGAAATAACTGCATCAGACACATTAGTTTTCGGCCACACATTACAATATTATTCAAGTTCTCTTCTGACAACTGCAACCATGGTTGCAGATTTTATTAATAAGAGTAATAATATTATATCATTTTCAAATTTGTTTGGTTCTGGAATTATTGGAATTTTCGCAAATTCAATAGTTGAAATTACCTCATCTGCTGGAGATTCAATTAAATCTGATGTTGTGTCTATAGATACAACGAAAAATACAATAACACTAAAAACTAATACTTGGTTAACATTTTCTAATGTTGCTTATGTTTCAGCAAACGTTGGGAGTAATACTATTTCAGTATTATCATTAACTGGTTCTTATGATATTATAAATAGTGGGAACTATACTAACTCATCATACCCATTAATGGATATTGTTAGAGCTGGTGATAAAATTTTAATTCCAAATAATACGGTAAAAATTGTTTCTGGTGTAGATTATATTAATAATAATATAATATTGACTTCAAATTTAACAAATGCTGCAAACAATTCGTTATTATCGGTAAATAGAACTTTTGTTGCAACAAGCCCGTATATTAAAATATATGGTTCTACTGGAACACCAGTTTTTCTTGAAATAACAGATCAATCTGGAAACTCGATAACAACACAAGATGGTTTAATAATTACAGCTTAACAATTACATTAGGTTAAAAAATGGCAACGATTAAAATTTCAGATTTACCTTCAAGTGGGTTAAATTCAAGTTCAAATACTTCAAACATATATTTTGTGATTGTTGATGCTTCTACGAATACAACATACAAAGCAACAGAAACGCAATTATCTCAAAGCATTTTTAATAGTAATATATTAAATGTTGGTCAAGCTCCGATAATTTTTCCGAATATAAGTGCGCAAATTTCTGGGAATTCTTCCCCATATTTGCAAATTAATCATCAGAATTTAATGCCAAATTCTTCAGTGGATTTTATTGGGACTGCTGACGTTGGAACAAATCTCTACAATTATATTGATCTTGGTATAAATGGTTCTACATTTTCTGACGCCACATATTCTTCAATGAATGCGTTAGATGGATATTTGTATGTTCAAGGGTCATCTTTATCCCCATATTCTGGGAATTTAGTAATTGGAACTGCTTCGGCTAACGCAAATATAGTTTTTATTGCTGGCGGAACAACATCAAGCAATGTTGTGGGAAGAATGAGTTCAAATAAAATGGATATTTTAGTTCCATCTTCAATTTCAGCAAATTCTAATACTGTTGCATTTACAATAAATCAATTAGGAAATGGAGCTTCGTTCATTATTAATGACGAGACAGTACCTGACGCAACCCCATTCTATATTGATTCAAATGGAAATGTTGGTATTGCGACGACAAATACAGCAAATAATAAATTAACTGTTGTTGGTGATAGTTATTTTACTGGTAATTTTAATGTTTCTGGAAACTTAGCTATTAAAAATACAGTGGCATATACTCCAAGAATTTTATTTGGCGCACAAACAGCAATTACTATAAATTTCTCTACAGACTCCCTCGTTAGAGCAACAATGGCTGCGAATCTTACAATGTCATTTGCCAATTATTCTCCTGGAAGAGTTGTTGAAGTTTGGATAACAAACACTTCTGGCGCGAGTCAAAATTTAATTCATGGCCTTGTTGCAGTAAACTCAACAGCAAATAACTATTTGTTTTCTATCCCTGGAAACTCAACAATAGTTTCTAAATTTATTTCGTTTGCTTCTGATATTGGTAATACGTTTAATTCAATAACACACATATAAAATTATGGCAAATAATCAAACATTACTTACAAATGCTTCAAAATTTTCAGCAGTGAAAAATATGTATTATTCACCTGTAGCATTGGTGCAAAATGCATTATATTCACAAATGTTTTGTTTTCTTTCACATGTTGATCCTTGGCCAGACGCAAATAACCCACCAGTCCCACTACAAGATCAACGATCACTAAAACAAATTATGAAAGGTATATTTGTTGCTAAACCGATTGGCACAAATCAAATGTCTCCTGTTATTAGAAGAATTAATTGGACAAGTGGATCTATTTACGATTATTATCAAGATAATGTTGACATGTTTGAAACAAACATGGTTAATGATATGATGACAGGTACATATACCTATACATTCTATATCAATAACAAATATGATCAAGTATTTAAATGTTTATGGAACAATAATGGTGGAGCTTCAATTGTAGAACCATATTTTGAACCAGGATCATATAACACAAATAATATATTTAAAGGTTCTGATGGATATAAATGGAAATATATCTACACAATAGATTATGCCTCAAAAGTTGAATTTATGGATACTAATTGGATTCCAGTACCAATTAAAGAATATTCATCTAATCCACTGAAAAATCCTTCTGTTGGTTATGGAAATATTGATGTTATAAATGTTACTAATGGCGGTTCTGGATATTCAAACTCTGCAATTACTGTAACTATTTCAGGGGACAATACTACACAAGCAACTGGGTATGCTACTACTGATAATGGGACAATTTCAGATATTATTGTAACTAATAGCGGAGCAAATTATATAACAGCAAATGTAACAATATCATCTTCTTCTGGATATGGAGCAACAGCAATTGCCCCAGTATCTCCAATAGGAGGTCATGGACAGGACGCATTATCAGAACTTGGGTGTTGTAATATTATGATCACAACAACATTTTCTGGAATTGAACAAGATACTTCTGGAACGCAAATGATTCCAACAGATATAACATATTATCAATTGGGAATTTTGTCAAATCCAACATCAGTCAGTACCTCCCCAGATATTGCAAACCCGATTATATATAAAACAACAACAGATCTAATTGTTGCTGGTGGTTTTGGTGTTTTTGTTTCAGATGAAATAATATATCAAGGTTCTAGTCTTGCAGCAGCAACTTTTACTGGTACAGTTTTATCTTTTGATCCTGCTTCAAATATTTTGAAGGTACTAAATACTAGCGGAATACTGAATATTAACGCTCCAGTTTTTGGAAATTTTTCAAATACAGTAAGAACTCTATTGGCGTATAATTTGCCTGATTTAGTTACTCTTTCTGGTGATATTGTATATATTGATAATAGGACTGGAATACAAAGAAGTTATGATGGTATTGAACAATTTAAAATAGTATTGGGTTACTAAAAGGAAAAATAAATGGCTTTAAATTTTAATACTCAACCATATATGGATGATTTTGATCCAAGTAAAAATTTTCATAGAATATTGTTCAAACCAGGAGTAGCGGTTCAGGCAAGGGAATTAACCCAAGCACAAACAATATTACAAAATCAAATATCAAATTTTGCTTCTAGTATTTTTTCGCAAAATACTCCAGTTTCTGGTGGAAATGTTACTACAAATTTAACTACTAATTATATTAAGTTAAATCAGACATATAACAATTCTCCAATAAAGGCTTCAGTTTTTTTAAATAAGTTAATAACCGATTCAACTGGAACAATTTTAGCGAGAGTAATTGCAACAGAAGAAGCAACGTTTCCAGGAACTATTTCTGGCGATCCACCAACATTAATTGTTACATATATATCAGGGACAAAATTTTCTGATAATATGGGAATTTTTACAACAGATAATACAAATTTTGCTGCTTCTTCAATTGGTATTACTGGTGGCACAACATGTACTGGGTTAAGTTCTGTTGCTTCGATATCTCCAGGAGTTTTTTATGTTGTAAATGGATATAATATGTCTTCCATCGCTAATAGTGATGGATCATTTAATAAATATTCTATTGGAAATTTTGTTTCTGTATTAGAACAAACTGTCATTTTAAGCAAATATAGCAATTCTCCATCTGTTAGAGTTGGTCTAGAAATAAATGAAACAATTATTGATTATGTTAATGATTCTTCATTATTAGATCCAGCTGTTGGTGCATCAAATTTCCAAGCTCCAGGGGCTGATAGATATTCGTTATCTCTAAGTTTAACTACTTATCCTTTAGATTTAGGAAATGATGACCTTTTTATCGAATTAGTTAGAATTGATGCAGGAAATATCCTAAAGCAAGTTGATGGTACTGTATATTCTACTATTGATGATTATTTCGCAAAAAGAGATTTTGAAACAAATGGTGATTACATTGTTACCCCATTTACGTTTACTCCATCAAAAAACTCTCTTGGAGACTCAACAAAGTACGATTTAAGTATAAGTAAGGGGATTGCTTATGTTCATGGTTATCGTATCGAGAACCAATCAAATTTAGTCCTAACATCAGATAGAGCAAGAAATTATAATGCTGTAAATGTTAATGATGTATATATTGATTATGGAAGTTATTTTTTCGTTGATTCTTTAAGTGGTTTTTTTGATACAACAACCCAACCATCTATAGATTTACATTGCGTTCCATCTGCAAATATTAATTCTACGAGTGTATCTACATATAATTCAACATTAGTTGGTGCTGGAAATATTAGAGGATTAAG